CATCGCCGGCTCCTACAGGCACAGCTCGTCGTAGATGCGGTTGCATTCCTCGACCCCGATCAGGTCGAGCAGCGTATCGGCAAGCCACTGGACCTCGGCCAGCGCCTGGCGCTGTGCTTCCGTGGTCGGCGGGTTGACGCTCGCCGTCCGCAGGAAGGCAATTACCGCCGCCACCCCCTCGGGCGAGAGGTTGTCGCGAATCACCTTCTCGAACATCACCTGGTCTACCGCCCCGCTCTGGCGCTCTTGGTTCATCCCGCTCATCGTTCATCTCCGCTTCGTGGTTGGCTTGCCCCGTTCGTAATTCACAGAGAGCAACATGTACGAAATAACATCAAGCGCACCCGGCCAGATTCCGCAAACATTTCCGGGGAATTAAGTCCGGGAATTCGCTTGTCATTGGCTCCCAGTGCGGAGAACTCCGCGGCTGCATGAAGCATGGCCAAGCTGGACGAACTCAAGGCCCTGGCCGCCGATCTGCGCAAACGCCTGCGCCAGGTGGACCGGCTCACGGGCCGAACGTCCGAACGGGACCGCGATACACGGCGCAAGCGGGACCTGCGGGCGACAGCCAAAGAAGTGCAAGTCCCGCTATGCGACGATCCGCACCGCCGTGCGCGGCTCGAATCCGACGACACGGAGTGGCTGCGGTATTACTTCCATGAACTGTTCTGGTATCCGTTCACGACGCAGCAGCTAGAAATGATCGAAGCGATCCGAAATGCGATCCGCTATGGCGGCGACCAGGCGATTGCCGCTTCCCGCGGCGAAGGCAAGACGAAGCTGTTTGAACGAACGCTGCTGAAGTACACGCTCGCGGGCGTGATCAAGTTCTCGGTACTGTTTGCAGCCACGGGCTCGGCGGCCCAGGACTCGCTGCAATCGATCATGGGAGAAATCGAAACGAACGAGCGGTTGCGAGCCGACTACCCCGAGGCGTGCATTCCAGTGCTGGCGCTGGAGAACACACCCAACCGGGCCCACTACCAGCTCGTTACCGGCAAGCGGCACGACAACGGGGAGCCGTACCAGTCGGTACCCAGCCGATTCTCGTGGTGTGGTCAGGAGATCGTGCTGCCCAATGTGCCGGGGTCACCGTCTGCCGGCGCCATCATCGCCACGCGCGGTCTCGATGCCGCCGTTCGCGGGCTCAATAAGCGGAACCGCCGTGTCGATGTGGCCGGCATCGATGACCCCGATACCGAGGAGACGGTCAATAGCGAAGAGCAAGCCAAGAAGCTGGAGCGGCGCATCGATCGGGCGATTGCCGGCCTCGGCGGTCAGCAGCGGACCGTCGCTCGCGTGATGCTGACGACGATCCAGAACCGGACTTGCGTCTCGTTCAAATTCACCGACCCCGCGCAAAAGCCGACGTGGAAAGGGAAGCGTTTTCGATTCTTGATCAAGAAACCGGAGCGCAGCGAACCTTGGGATGAGTACGTCCAGCTGCGGCAGGCGCATCCCGAGGACGAGTTTGGCCGGATCGCGCATGCGTTCTATGTTGAGAACCGGGCGGCGATGGATGCCGGAGCGGAGGTTGCCAACCCGAATCGATTCGACCCGCAGGAGCTGCCCGACGGCACGCAGCTCGAAGTTTCGGCGCTGCAGCGTTACTACAACGAGGTCGCCCGGATCGGGCCGGAGGCCGTCGCCAGCGAGTACGACAACGATCCGCCGGAAGAAGCTGGACCAATCGAGTCCGGGATCACGCCACACCGGATTCAAAAACAGCTCAGCGGCTATGCTCGGAAAACCGTCCCGCCCGAATGCACTGTGCTGACGCAGGGGATTGATGTGCGGAAGGTGGCTCTGCACTGGGTCGTGCGCGCCTGGCGTCCGGACGGCACTGGGTTCACGATCGATTACGGCGTCCATGAAATCCACGGTACGAAGTACGGGTCGGACGATGGGCTTGATGTGGCCGTGAAACGAGCGATCCTTGCACGATTGGAAGCAACTAAGGAGACGGAATATGTTACGAATGCCGGCCAGCGGATGGCCATCAATCTGACGCTGGTCGACGCCGGCTGGCGAACCGCCGCTGTGTACTCGGCCTGCGCCCAGGCCGGCCTCGGCGTGATGCCCGTCATGGGGTTCGGCAAATCGGCCGGCTGCACGCAGGCAAACTTCTCGGATGTGCAGCGGCGGACGCTCGACAAGAAGCCGGGCGATCGCTGGTTTCTCTCCCGAAAGGGCAGGCTATGGCTGGTCTGTGCCGACACCGACCATTGGAAGGCCTGGGAACACGATCGGTGGATGACGGCGCCGGGTAAGCCTGGCTGCCTCACGCTGTTCGGCCAGGCGAACGACAAGCCAGATCGGCTGAGCGCTGACGAGAAAGCGCACCACTCCTACGCTCGCCACATCTGCAACGAGGTCGAAATCGAAGAGCCGTACCAGGATACGATCCGCCGTCGGTGGAAGGCCAAAAGCGAGAACACGCATTGGCTCGACGCCAGCTACTACAGCGATGTAGCAGCGAACATGAAGGGAATACGGCTCGTCGGACCGGCCGTTGCGAAACCGACGCAGTCCATTCCCAGTTCGTCGCCGGCAGTTGCAGACGGTGGTCGCAAACGGATGTCGCTCGGCCAACTGGCAACCGCGGCACGAGGCCAATGAACGATAAGCCACGAAAATCACTGGGGCAGCTTCAGGCTGAGGCCGACGCCGAAGATTCCGACACACGCGGCCTGGTCTGTCCGCGATGCGGATGGACGTCGCTCCCCGTCTTATACACCCGCCGGCTTCCGAACCGTGAGATGGCGCGGGTGCGCCAGTGCCGGCGCTGCGGCACAAAAGTGCTCTGCAAGGAGCGCATGGTTGGTGAAATCGGCTCGTCCAAACCGGCCGCCGATACCGAGCGCGAACCGGCCGCGCTTACCCCCTGAGACTGTTTTCTGTGAATGCCTCGGAATGTGTCCAGGTGACTTTGACGCTATTTGGCAAAGGTCATTGAATCACGCCTGACAACGGAGTTGGGCATGGCTCAGCCTGAAACCATCCAAGACGCCATCGAGCAAAACGCTCTCGGTCCCAAGCGAGTTCAGGTCGCCAACCAGAGCGTCGAACAGCAATCGATCGACGACCAGATCAAGGCCGACGAGTATCTGGCCGCTAAGCAGGCGGCCGCCAAGTCCCACCTTGGCCTGCGGTTCACGAAAATTATTCCTCCTGGTGCCGGATGAGCGCAGTCTGCGAATTCAAGGGACCGATCCATCCGCTGACCGGCGAGCCGCGCCGGCGGAATGGAGCCGCGCGACCCGAGCTATACCAGCTTGTGGCGCAGCCAGTTCGCCGCCGACGGGAGATCCAGGCGACCTACGACGCGGCCCGCACTACCGACGAATTCAAAAACTACTGGGCCAACGCCGACGCGCTCGATGCGGACAGCGCCAACAGCAAGTCGGTCCGTGCGACGCTCGTACGGCGATCGCGCTACGAGGTCGGCAACAATGGTTACGCCGACGGAATGGTGCAGACCCACGCCAACTATCTGGTTGGCACTGGACCCATGCTGCGGCTACAGACCAGTTCGCCAAGCTTCAACAGCATCGTCGAGTCGCAGTGGTATTCATGGTCCAAGGCAATCCGCTTCCGCCGCAAGCTGTGGTGCCAGGCTCATGCCAAGATCCAGGACGGAGAAGGGATCGGCCTGGTGCGCGGCAACCCTCGTGTGGCGAATCCGGTGCAACTGGACTACGTGCTGATCGAGACCGAACAGTGCCAGACACCGTTCTTGCCGTTTGCTGTTGCGGGCTACATCGACGGAATCAAGTTCGACGAGTTCGGCAACCCCGAGTGGTACGACATCCTCCCACAGCATCCGGGTGGCCAGTTCGGCTTCATCGGGAGTCAACCAGAGCGGGTGCCAGCCCGCTTCATCCTGCACTGGTTTCAGCTGCGGCGACCCGGTCAGCACCGAGGCGTCCCCGAATTCAAGAGCACGCTGAATGTTGGCGCATCCTCGCGGCGGTTCCGCGAAGCGACGGTCGCGTCCGCCGAATCGGCCGCCGACATCTCGGTCCTCTTGCACACACTCTTTCCGCCCGACGAACTGGACCAGATCACGCCCATGACTTCGGTCGAGTTTCAGAAGCGGATGATGCTGGCACTACCGCACGGCTGGGGCGGCAACCAGATGAAGGCCGAGCATCCGAATGCCACCTACGAAGCGTTTCTGAGGAGCCAGATCAACGAGACGGCACGGCCCAAAAGCATCCCGTACAACCTGGCCGCCTGCGACTCGTCCTCCTACAACTACGCCTCCGGCCGGCTCGACCACCAGACCTACTTCATCGCGCTGGACGTCGAGCGTGAGGACGCCAACGACCTGGTCCTCGATCCACTGTTTGACCTCTGGTGGGAAGAGGCAGTGCTAACCTTTGGCTGGAATGCCGACCCGCGGCGGCCGCCGGCTCACTTGTGGGATTGGCCTAAGCATCCCGTCGCCGACATCGTGGCGGAAAACAGCGCTAAGGACACACGGCTCCGCAACGGCAGCACCTACCCCAGCCAGATCTACAGCGAAGAAGGCCGCGACTTCGAGGACGAGCTTCCCAAGATGGCGCAGGACTACGGCGTCTCGCCCGACGAGATGCGCCAGATCCTTTTGAACGCCCTCTTCAACTCACAGAACCAGCAGGCCGCCATGCTGTCGGCGCAGACGCAGGCCCAAGCCGCCAAAGCGCAGCAGCAGACCCAGGAGGAAGGAGCCGCCGATGAGTAAGCGATTCAAGCCCCTTCGTGCCGCGGCGAAGTCGCCGCCTGACATCATCGCCATGACCGCGGATGTGACCATCACCGCGGCAGAAGGGGACCAGACCAAAAAGGGGCCGCGCAAGTTCGATGTGCTGGCCTACACGGGTGGCAAGCTCGTCGTGGCCGGTTACGACCTGCCCGTCGTCGTCGATCTCAAGGGACTCACCGGACGCAAATCGATCGTGGCCAACCTGGACCACGACCGCAAGTCGCGGGTGGGGCACGTCACGGCCCGGCACAACGATGGCCGCGCGCTGCGGCTCGAGGGACTGGCCTCCGCCGCCACGGCGGCGCGCGACGAAGTGGTCGCCAGCGCCGACGATGGATTTCAGTGGCAGGCCTCCATCGAAGCGGTGCCCCAGAAGCTCGTCAAAGTGCCTTCCGGCAAGACGGCTGAAGTGAACGGCCAGTCGTTCGAAGGTCCCTTTCTAATCGCCCGCAAGTCCGTGCTGGGGGGATTCGCATTTCTTTCGCACGGGGCGGATGAAGACACGTCTGTCACCATCGCGGCCTCGGCCGCTGATTCCTTCAAGGAGGTTTCTATGGAATTGACCCAGTGGATCGAGGCGATGGGTTTCGACCCGGCCGAACTGTCCGACAAGCAGAAGGCTGCGCTGCAGGCCAAGTACGATGCCGAGATCAAGGCAGCAGCGAAGGAAAGGAAGGAGAAGGACCCGCTCGAGGTGCCGCTCCCGGATTTCGATGCCGATGAGATCAAGGCCGCGGCGTCGGACCATCTGGCCAACCTCGAGGCCGTCTTCGCCCAGCACGAAGGGGAGGTGAAGGCCGACAGCTTTGCCGCGATTCGCGCACAAGCCACGAAGGATGCCAAGGAACTTAAGGTCAAGGCGCTCAAAGAGCGCTGGGTGGGCCCGCGCTATGAGGCCGAGCTCATCCGGGCCTCGGCCAAAGTCGAACTGGCTCTCGTCCGCGCCGAGCGTCCCAAGGGACCGGCCATTCACTCGCCCGTCCACGATGTGCCGGGAGCGGTCATCGAAGCGGCACTCTGCCAGGCCATCGGCTTGCCGAATATCGAGGGGCAGTTCAGCGACCAGACCTTGCAGGCGGCCCACACCCATTTCCGTGGCCGTGTCGGTCTGCACCAGGCCATCATTCTCGCGGCCGAGGCCAACGGCTATTCGCGGCGCGATTTTCGGATCGACCAGGGGAACATCCGCGAAGTGCTGCGCTACGCCTTCGCCCCGCCAATCCACGCTGCCAGCGCTTTGTCTCTTCCGGGCATCCTGTCGAACGTCGCCAACAAGGAGCTTCTGGCGGGCTACCTCGAAGAGGACCAGACGTGGCGCGAGATCGCGGTTACCAAGCCGGTCACCGACTTCAAGGCGGTCACCAGCTACCGCATGCTCGACAACATGGAGTACGAAGAGCTGTCTCCGGAAGGGAAGATCGCTCACGGACAGGTCAATCAGGAAAGCTACACGCGGCAGGCCAAGACCTACGCCAAGATGTTTGCCCTCACCCGGGTGGACATCATCAACGACGACCTGGTCGCCTTCAACGACCTGCGGACGCGGCTGGGGCGTGGCTCATCCCGCAAGTTCAACAACCTGTTCTGGGCCAAGTTCCTGTCCAATGCCGGATTCTTCACGACGCAGCGGGGGAACTACATCGAGGGGGCAACCACCAACCTGGGGATCGATGGCGTCGGCCTCGAGGCCGGCGTGCTGAAATTCCGCCAGATGAAGACGACCGATGGCAAGCGGGTCGACGGGGCACCGGACCGCTTGCTGGTGCCGCCCGAACTGCAGTTCAACGCCCAGCGTCTCCACCAAAGCACGCAGGTCAATACGGGTGGAGCGGCGACCGCGACGAGCGTTCCCAACGAGAACATCCATGCCGGCAAGTACCGGCCCATCGTGCAGAACCGACTGAGCGATCCGGGCTTCGCCGGGTTCAGCACGACCGCCTGGTACTTGTTCCGCGCGCCGTCGATCCTGGCGCCGATGGTGGTCAGCTTCCTCAACGGCGTTGAAACGCCGACGGTCGAAAGCGCCGATGCGGACTTCGACCAGCTCGGTATCCAGTTCCGCGGCTACCACGACTTCGGCGTGGACTTCGCCGAGTGGCTCTCTGGAATCAAGAGCAAAGGCGCTGCCTAAGCAGCGCCGTCAGGGCGGGACACTTCCAAAAACAATCCATGAGGTGATGCATGCCGATTTCTCTGAAGACGGAACTTCACAAAAGCGCAGGCCGGGTCCCCTACACGAACGTGACCGGCAGCACCATCAAGGCTGGCACGCCCGTGCTGGCCGGCGGCCGGCTGGCGGTCGCGCTCAAAGACATCGCCAACGGCGAGAGTGACGAGGTGCTTGTGACCGGGCGAGTTCGGGGCGTCAAGGCGAACGAGGCGTGGGCTGTTGGCGACCTCGTCGGCTGGGATGCCAACGGCAACCCGGCAGTGGGCGACCTGGCCTCCGGCTGCTGGACCAACGTCCGCACCAACTGGGACCTGGGTTACCAAGGCGGCATCGTCGAGGTTGCCGCCGC